ACTTTGAGAAAGCACAGTTTGTTAATTCGGACAGCCAGTTATACAAACAAGCTGGAAACGGTGTGACAGTAAATGTAATTCAGGCAATTGCAGAAAGGATGAAAATAAATGACGCTGAAAGAATTTCTTGAAAATCATTATGGTGGCAAGCACGTAAGAATATATGTTGATGGCGGAGCGAGAGCTTCAGGTACAACAAGACAAGTCCTTGCGTATGTAAAAAGAGACCAGTTGGATAAGCCAATAAAACAAATTTCACCCGTAAATGATGAAATGGTAGATGTGGCGATATAGGAACAATTAAGATTTGCGTAGAAAGGTGAAAAATATGGCTAAAAGACCAGATGCAATAGTAAATAAAATTCAATTCGATTCAAGTGAGGTAGATACGGCACTCCGCAAACAGATTCCGGAAAAACCAATTTTTTTACATAACAGGAGCGATACTTGTTCGTTGTGGGAATGCCCGCAGTGCAAAAGAAGATTTGCAACAACACATAAACCGGGAGTTCTTGACGGGACAGATATATATTATTGCCCTAAATGCGGAAAAGCATTTGATTGGAGAGATGAATAATGAACATTGAATTAAAAGAGATAGACAAAGACACATTGAAAGTTGGGGATGTGGTCGGGATTGCAAGAGAAGTGAGTTACGGATGGGGTTTATCATTCCGGCATAAACTGATTTTTCCGGCACAAATTACAAGAATCACTCCAAAGCAAACCAAATTCTTTACGGATAAATTCGGAGATCACGACAGGTACGAAACGTTTTACGAATGTAATTCCAATGCTGAAAAAGAAAATGAATTGACCGAAAAATTCGTACAGTTCAAAGAAAGTTTATTTGATATTGAAATGTTCAGAAAAGGTGGGTTGACAAGAATCAGTGATGAAGATTTGCCGGAAGTAGCAGATCACATGAAAGCAATTACAGAGATTTTGGAAAAGTACAAAGAGAAATAGGGTAGCAGACAGCCGATTATCATTCGGCAGTCGGTTGTCGAGAAAGGAAAGAATTATGAAATTAACAGCAATAGCAAGAGAAGATTTAGAAGCGAAAGGTTTGGTGTTACCAAATAAACTTGAACTTGAATGCAGAGGAACAGCAATTCCGGACATTTATGCGAGCATAATCGGCAGACAGAATGTTGATACCGGAGAATTCGAATCATTCTTTAAGGTTGATGCTGAGAAAGGC